CCTGCGAGATTATTTGCAAGAGTCGATTGTCCCGTTGATTGAACAGGTGCTTGTTAAGAAGTTGGGGCAAGCAATGTCGTTTGCGGCAGAGCAACTCGTGCAACCAAAACGCACATGGGTTGGGCTGACGGACAAAGAGATTGATGACGTTTTGGGTAGCGACATTCAAGACGAACCAAGCGGATTGTTAGAGTTTGTCCGCGCCATCGAAGCCAAACTCAAGGAGAAGAACACATGAAACTTAAATGGAATAAAGCGCCAGTTAAAACACAATGGGGTCACGACATGGTTGAAACGTGCGTTGCGCTCGACAAAGACCATACGCTTTCGCTGTACTGCGAGCGCGACCAGACGGACAAGGTGCCCAAGGTTCTAAAGCCTAAGTGGAAAAACCTGACCAAGCGTGAAATCGAATCTTTGATTCTTGACGGAGACAGAGACTGGTGGGTCGCGGAAGACTTCATTCGTAACGTTCAAACCAAACTCAAGGAGAAGAACACATGAAGTACATTGACAACATCGCATACCCCATCATGATCGCCATCGTTTACGTGTTGATCGGCTTAGTGCAGTGGGATAACAACCCCGCCAACTGGACGCGCGACATGCGTTTTCTTTGGGTACTGTGGGGCTTGGTGTGGGGCTTCGGCCTGCGCCTACGTATACTGAAAGAAATGGGGAGACCAACATGGATGCCTTAGAAAACATTGCGCTCATCGTGGTGCTACTGCTGCTGGGTGCGGGTGCAACATGGGCTGTGCTCGTAGGTTTAATTTATTTTTTGGAGATTCAAAATGACTAAAGACGAAATGATCACGCTACTGCGTAGTGTGAACTGTGACGAGAACACCGTCACAGCGATGAGTAATGCCTACGAGCTAGGCTTTGATCAAGGGGCGGCTACGTCCGAAGGCATGAAGACGCTGGTAGAAGCTGCGGCAGAAACCATCAAGTCTTTTGACGCAGGGGGCGACCCCTACACAGGCAGGTTCTGGGATGCGTACAACCACCTGCAAGGGATGGTATGACATGGCCCTTCCCGACACAACCACCAACCCCGTGGACGCCCAAGCAGATACGGGAATACGAGAAGCAACAACGACAACAACTACCGGAGAGCCCACTATGATCATCAATGCCTTTCACCCCGACTACATGAAGACGTACCACCCTGACTTCATGACAGACTTTCGCACAGTCGAGGCCAACCAAGTAGCGCGTGATGCTGCAAAGCCGCGCAAGCTAGTCAAGCGTGCCAAGGTATCCGTCAAGGTGCCCAAGCAAACGCACGTACGCAGTAAGACAAACCAAAACATGACGATGGCCGAGGTCAAGGCAGAGATGCTCAAGGTCACCACGTTCCATGTGTATAGCAAAGCGGGGTACTGATATGACGATCAAACCCAAGTGGACAGGCAAATCGGCGGGGGAGTACGAGCAAAGTCAGAAGCCCAATGCGCCTATTGTTACAAACCCGTATCGCAACCAAGTGATAGAAGAAGTTGCGGAGGAGATTGAAAAGTTTCACCCCGCCTTTGGGCAGGACACCGTGTATAGCTTTGCAGCATTTGTAAGGAGCATGAAGCAATGAACGAGTTTTTGTTATGCGCGGGCTTCATAATCACCGCCTTCCTGTGCGCTGGTACATGGTGCGCTGTGCGCGAACTATTTAACCGATGGGTTAACAACGACTGGTGCAGGCATGACTGGGATATGTGGTCAGGCGTGGACAAAGAGAGCAGCTATCAATACAGATTCTGCAAGCATTGCAACAAAGGCGAAAGGAGAATTCCATGACACACGAAGCAGGCAAGGGCGACAAGCAACGCCCAACAGACTACGACAAGTTCGAGAAGAACTTTGAGATGATCTTTGGCAAGAAGTCAGGCATCACCAAGCAGGAGTTCGACAACGTGGACGAGAACTTTGCCAAGGCGCACGCACAGTACAAGAAGGACATGCAATGCCAGAAAGAAAACCCATCGGCCTAAGCGTGCCGCATCGTAGCCCTGAGCAGCACCGCGCTGCTCTGGAAAAACAAGTCGAAGAACTTGTGGCTAGGGTGCAGCAGCTCGAAGCCATCGTACGCAAACTAGACAGAGAAACTTTAACAAGGAGAAAGTAATGATACCTACCAAAAACCAAACGCCACTGTTTGAAGAGCAGTTAAACGGACTACGCGCTGATGATGTACAAGCGGGTGGATCGCACTACAAGGACATGGGCGTGCAGCCGTGGACTGTGATGGAAGCGCTGCTCACACCAGAAGAGTTCCGTGGCTACCTCAAGGGCAACCTCATCAAGTACGGGATGCGCCAAGGCAAGAAGGACTCGCCCGATGCAGAGAAGTGGCACCACTACAACATGAAACTCAAGGAGATTACAAATGGCTGATACGCCCGAGAAGAAAGTCAAAGACAAGCTACGCAAGTACCTGAACCAGTTGGGCATATACCACTTCATGCCGCCTGCTAATGGCTTCGGTCGTGCGGGTATCCCTGATGTGATTGGTTGCTACAACGGACAGTTCGTGGCGTTCGAGTGCAAGGCAGGCAAAGGCAAGACCACCGCATTGCAAGAGCGCGAGATACACAACATCCAGTTGGCCAAAGGCTGGGCGTTTGTGATCAGCGAACTCAACGTAGACCACGTTGAAGAACTACTACGAATGGAGCTGACCCGTGAGACAGACTAAAGACAGCATCGAGTTCATGGAGAAGATCGCCCTGCTCGACCCACAGCAACGAGACCACATGCGTATCGTGGTGGAGAAGATCATGGACTGCTACCTCAGCACAGACCAACACGCCGTGCTGGTGATCGGCAACGACAAGACCGAGCTGGCTACGCTGCTGACTATCAACTGTGACGAACTCGAAGCAGCCGTTGTACTAGGGCGCTTGCATACCATGTTCATCGACATCAACGCGGACCAAGCCCCGCCCAAGGAGTTATTGAATTGACGCCAGAGATTATTAAAGCCATCGAAGATGCGGTTGATGCCATCTTCGAACAAAACAGAGCCGAGCATGAAAAAGTTTTTCTTCAGTTGCATGAAGACCTTTTGTTTCAAGGCGTTGCCTACATGAAAGACGGGAAAAGAATTGACCCGAGCGATGTAAGAAAAGAGGAAGCATGAGCGCACCATACAAACGCATCGTCTGCATCGACTTCGAGACCTACTGGGACACGAAGACAGACTACACCCTATCGAAGATGACTACAGAGGAGTACATCCGACATGAAAGATTCAAAGCCTTCGGCGCTTGCTTGCACGAGTTCGGCACAGACAAGATCACACAGTGGTACAGAGCAGATGAACTACCAAAAATTCTTGCTACGTATGACTGGTCTACTACTGCTGTTCTTGCTCACAATGCACAGTTTGACGTTTCTATTCTCTCTTGGGTCTATGGAATCCGGCCTGCTTTCATTCTCGATAGTCTTAGCATGGCGCGGGCTTTACGAGGTGTGGAAGTGGGAAACTCCCTCGCAAGACTTGCCCAAGCCTTCGGCCTGCCGGATAAGGGGAACGCGGTGTACAACACAAATGGTGTCGCGGAACTATCGTGGGAGATGGAGACGGAACTCGCGGATTACTGCAAGCATGACGTATATCTCTGCGAAGAAATTTTCAAGCGTCTCGCTGTTGGCTACCCGACTAAAGAGCTTAGGCTGATCGACATGACGCTCAAGATGTACACGCAGCCGGTGCTGGAGCTAGATGCCAACATGCTCACCGATGCGTTGCATGACGAGAAAGAAAAGCGTGAAGCCCTGCTTGAGCGCCTCGGGTTGACGGACAGCGTGCTGGCCAGCAACGCACACTTCGCCGAAGCCTTGCGTAACGTGGGCGTTGAGCCGCCTACCAAGAAGAAGAAACCCACGGCCAAGACACCGAATCCGACGGGTGTTAACTTTGCTTTCGCAAAGACTGACGCAATGTTCCAAGCCATGTTGAACGGAGACAACGAAGATGTTGCAGCACTATGCGAAGCGCGGCTCAAAGTTAAATCGACCACTGAAAGGACTCGCGCACAGCGTTTTCTTGACATCGCCGGACGGGGTACGTTACCTGTACCACTCTCGTACTATGGTGCTGCGACGGGACGGTGGACAGCCTCGAAAGGTTCGGCCATCAACATGCAAAACCTCAAGCGTGGTTCGTTTCTCCGCAAAGCTATCATGGCTCCAAAGGGTTATCAACTCGTCGTGGGCGATCTGTCTCAAATTGAACCGCGCGTCCTTGCGTGGCTGGCGGACTATGACGAACTCTTACGCATCTTCGTCGCAGGTGGTGACCCCTACGCACAGTTCGGCGCTCAGATGTTCAACATCCCGGGCCTCACAAAAGAGTCGCACCCCGACCTTCGGCAGTCGGCTAAGTCAGCGCTACTGGGGGCAGGTTATGGTCTGGGCTGGGCGTCGTTTGCATCTCAGCTCCTCGTCGGCTTCTTGGGTGCGCCACCTGTACGGTACGAGCGCAAGTTCGCGAAGGCCTTGGGCGTCACTGCGCAAGACGTTGAGAAGTTCTTGGACAACGAGGACTACGTTAAGAAGATGATGGAGATACCGCACATCTGCACCAAGCAGGAGTTGCTCATCCACTGCCTCGCGGCCAAGGCCATCATCGAGAAGTACCGTAAGACAGCGCAGCCTGTGGTGGACTTCTGGAACATGTGCGGCCAGCTCATCGAGACCAGCCTGTACGGGGGTAAGGAATACACATACAAGTGCCTGACATTTAAGAAGGGTGAGATCGTGCTACCTTCTGGCATGAGCTTGCTGTATCCTGACTTGAAGCGTAGCAAGGATGAAAAAGGTAGGGTGCAGTGGACATACGGTGCGGATTCGACTAAACTGTACGCAGGAAAAATTACCAACAACGTCACGCAGGGCGTAGCGAGATGCGTGATGACAGATGGTATGTTGAGAACCGCGAAGAAGTACTTCGTGGCGGGAACAGTGCATGATGAACAGATCGTGGTTGTGCCCGATGCAGAGGTGGATGACGCTAAGACTTGGGTCTTGGCGCAGATGACTATGGAGCCAAAGTATTTGCCGGGCATACCGCTCGACGCTGACGGTGGCGCACATAGACGATACGGGTTAGCAAAGAACTAAAGGAGAAGTGATGAGTGAATATCAGAAATTCAAAGTGACGGAGTTCGATCTTGTTGTGCGGGTGCAGATTGCCACGTACTACCCGAGCTATGTTAGAGAAAACACAACCAAGATACTTAACGCTGTATCGAAGGCGGCAAGTGATGTGGGTGCAAATCTTGACTACTTGACTGGCGTCACAACAATAACGCTAACGGAGAAAGCAGATGAAACTACCACGTAAAGTTCGAGTGGGCAATAAGCACTACTCGGTTGAGATCGTTGAGGCTATGGCCCAGCGTGGGCGTATGGGGGATGTGAACCATGACCGCAAGCGCATCACCATCGGCCAGCGCAGCAACGTCACAGGCCGCAAGTTCAAGGTCACGGATGTGGAAGATACGTTCTGGCACGAGCTGACGCACGCCATCCTCGCGGACATGGGTATGCACGACCTCAACAACAACGAGAAGTTTGTCACTGGCTTTGCCAACCGACTGACTAAAGCAATCCAGACTGCGAGGTTCTGATGGATGACAAAAACAAAGAGTTGTTCGATGAGCTAGTACGCAACACGCTTCTGTACGGAACTGGCATGTACATCTTGCAGACTACACAGGGCGGCGGTTTTAAGGGACGTGTCGTCCCTTTTAGTGAGTACGCTGAACTCGGTGAAGCGCTTATAAATTTTCCTGAAAGGAAAGACATCAATGGCTAAAGTAACGTGGAGCCACAGCTCCTTGAAAGACTTTGAAGGGTGCGCTCGTCGCTACCATCAAGTCAAGATTCTGAAGATGTACCCATTCGTGGAGACCGAGGCTACGCGCTACGGCAACGAGCTGCACAAAGCAGCCGAACTCTACGTAGCTGACGGCACACCCCTGCCCAAGCAATTTGAGTACATCCAAGAGACGCTCGATGCGCTCATCAAGAAGCCCGGTCGTAAGCTGGCCGAGTACAAGATGACGCTACGCGAAGACCTCACGCCTACTGAATGGTTCGCCAAAGACGCGTGGGTAAGGGGCGTTGCCGACTTGCTCATCATTGATGACGACAACCTGACAGCATGGGTGGTGGACTACAAGACGGGCAACAACAAGTACCCCGACCGCGATCAGTTGCGGCTCATGTCCATCATGGTGTTCAAGCACTTCCCGCACATCCGCAAGGTCAACTCCGCGTTGCTCTTTGTGGTCAAGAATGATATGGTTAAGCACAGCATGAGCGTTGACGAGATGGATGCCGAATGGTGGAAGTATCGTGAGCGCGTCAGCCGTATCGCATCCTGCATCGACAACGATGTATGGAACCCAACCCGTACCCCGCTCTGCGGCTGGTGCCCATGCACTGGCTGTGAGTTTCACAAAAAGCACTGAAAGTAAATCATGGCCACCACACGCAAACGCGACTACAAAGCTGAGTATCAACGTGATCTGGAGACAGGTAAGTCAGGCCCCGGCTCTGATCAATCCGAGCGCCAGCGAGCACGCAAGATGTACGACAAGAAAGGTATCGACCGCAAGGGAAAAGATATTGACCACGTTAAGCCGCTACGAGCGGGTGGTAAATCAACGCCGGGCAACTTGCGTTTGCGTGCGAAGAAGGCCAATCAAGGCGACAACAAATAAAACAGTGAGAAGCAATGGAAATCATCGAAGATAAGGCACTACTACTTCGCACAAGAAACCCAGAAAAATACAGCGTCATCCCCCGCAGCAAGATCGTCGAGCAATACGCTGATGGGTCTGCGGAAGTTGCTGTCTTCTGGGGCCTTGACGAAGCGCGTGTACTCAAGAACTTAGGAGTGAAGGATGTCCCTTCACCGATCACGAGACGCTACAACTGGCCGGGCCGTCACAAGCCAATGGCACACCAAGTTCAGACAGCATCGTTCCTAACGCTTAATCGCAAAGCATTCGTGTTCAGCGAGCCCGGCACTGGTAAGACACTCTCCGCACTGTGGGCTGCTGACTACCTGATGACGCGTGGTGAGGTGCGGCGTGTTCTTATCCTGTGCCCCTTGTCGATCATGCAGTCGGCGTGGATGCAGGACTTGAACGCATCCATCATTCACCGCAGCGCGGTCATTGCCCACCACCCACAAGCATCGCGTCGCATTGAGATGGTTCAAAAGAACTACGAGTTTGTCATCACCAACTACGAAGGCTTGAACCTGATAGCCGACGAGGTGAAAGCCAACGGCAAGTTCGATCTCATCATCGTTGACGAAGCGAACGCATACAAGACCATCACCACACGCCGCTGGAAAGCACTCGCATCCATCATCAAACCTGAGACCTTGTTGTGGATGATGACTGGTACGCCTGCATCGCAGTCGCCTGCTGATGCGTTTGGTTTGGCCAAGCTAGTGAACCCCAACAACGTGCCCAAGTTCTTCACAGCATGGCGCGACAAGGTGATGAACAAGATCACGATGTTCAAGTGGGCACCGAAGTCCAACGCGCCTGATCTCGTGCATGAAGCGTTGCAACCAGCGATTCGTTTCACCAAGGCCGAGTGCTTGGACTTGCCCCCAGTGATTACGATGACACGCGAAGTCCCGATGACCCCGCAGCAAAAGAAGTACTACGACTTGCTCAAAGAACGTATGCTCATCCAAGCCGCAGGCGAGACGATCACCGCAGTCAACGCTGCCGCTGGTGTATCTAAGTTGTTGCAGATCAGTTGTGGCGCTGCTTACACCGAGAGCGGTGAGGTGGTTGAGTTTGATGCCGCGCCTCGCTTGTCGGTACTGGAGGAAATCTTGGACGAGACCTCACGCAAGGTCATCATCTTCGCGTTGTTCACCAGCAGCATCGACAACATCCACAACTACCTGTTGAAGAAAGGTATCAGCGCCGAGATGATCCGTGGTGACGTGCCTGCATCCAAGCGTGGTGACATCATCCGCAGGTTCCAAAACGAGCCTGACCCTCGCGTGCTAGTGATGCAGCCCCAAGCATCTGCTCACGGTATTACCTTGACAGCCGCTGACACCGTGGTGTTCTACGGCCCGTTGATGTCTGTTGAACAGTATGTGCAGTGTTGTGCGCGTGCTGACCGCAAGGGGCAGACCTCAGACAAGGTGACCGTCATCCACATTCAGGGGTCGCCGATTGAGAAGAAGATGTTTAAAGCATTAGAAATGAAAGTTAGTGACCACTCACTGTTAACCCAAATGTTTGATACAGAAATTAAATCTTGAAAGGAGCAAAACAAATTTAAAAATGTGTGTACACTGTCCAACCTTAGACAAACAATAAACCACTTCATAGGAGAAGCAAATGGAAAAAGAAGACGTAGTGCCGCTGGATAAGCTGGCCAAAATCTACCGTAAGATGCGTGACCGCGTATCTGAACTGACCCGCGAGTACGACAACGAAGTCGAGACTATCAAGGCTCAGCAAGCAGAGATCGCAGCCGCGATGAAGGAGCAGATGCAAGCGCTTGGCGTGACATCTGTTCGCACTGACCAAGGCACCGTGGTGCTGTCTGTCAAGACGCGCTACTCCACATCCGATTGGGACAGCTTCAAGTCTTTCGTCATGGAACATGACGCGCTGGACTTGTTTGAGAAGCGCATCGCGCAGACCAACATGAAGCAGTTCCTTGAAGAAAACCCCGGGGTCGTACCGCCCGGACTCAACTCCAATGCGGAGTATGACATTTCGGTACGCAAACCTTCAGCTAAGTAAGCATGACAAAGAAAACACAAACCACAGACGTGTCAGAGATTGACGACACGACCGTCGCCGGACCAGAGGTAACGCCCAGTGATCACTGGCAGCGTCAAACTGCACTGGAGTTTGCCATCACGTTCCACAAGAACAACGGCGGCATGACCCAACCAACCCAAGTCGTGAGCACCGCGACTGTATTTTTAGATTTCATCAAAGGAGATAGCAAATGAGCAACGTAGCTTTATTCAACCCCGCACAACTTCCCGCCTTTGCCAAGCGCGGTGAGCTTTCAGACACAGCCAAAGCCTTGATGGGTAGCGGCGGCAACGGCGGCAAACGCATTTCGATCAAGGGCGGCGTGTTCCGCCTCGTAGTCAACGGCAAAGAAGTGACCGCGATTGAAGAGCGCTACCTCGACGTAGTGATCGTGAAGGCTGCACCAAAAGTAGCGCGTACATTTTTCTTGGAGCAATATGACAGTGACAAACCAGCGCCCCCTGACTGCTGGTCAAACGATGGCGACACACCAGACCCCAAGGTTAAGGCACCACAAGCCAAGACCTGTGCAAGCTGCCCCCAAAACATCGCCGGTTCTGGAACGGGTCAAAGTCGTGCTTGCCGTTACCAGCAACGCTTGGCTGTAGTTCTGGCCAACGACATCGAAGGCGAAGTGATGCAGTTGGCGTTGCCCGCTACGTCAGTGTTTGGTAAAGAAGAAAGCGACAACCGCCCATTGCAAGCGTACGCTCGTTGGTTGGGTGCACAAAGCGTTGGTGCTGACATGGTTGTGACTCGCATGAAGTTCGACACGAAGTCAGAGTCCCCCAAGCTGTTCTTCAAAGCGATGCGTTGGTTGACCGATGACGAGTACGTGCAGGCGCAAGAGCAAGGCAACAAACCCGAAGCCGCGCAAGCCGTAGTGTTGAACGTGGCCAACGTGGACAGCAAGCCAGCCGATGCACTGCAAGGCGCGAAGCCCAAGGCCAAAGCAGCGCCAGCACCTGAGCCAGAGGAAGACGAAGACGAGGCTCCAGCACCCGCACCCAAAGCGGCGAAGAAAGCCAAAGCAGCGCCTGCTCCCGTAGCAGAGGACGAAGACGAAGCCGAGCCAGAAGTTCGCAAGGCCGAGAAGAAGCCAAGCGCAGTGCCCGGCAAGAAGTCGTTGGCCGATGTGGTCGGTGGCTGGGATGACGAAGACTAATTAAGTTCGGGGGAAAGCGGCAGCGGGGTATCGGCAGTAGCCAGAACCGCATCACGCTGTGAGTACCCCACCCATTTTTAACCAAGGAGAAAGCAATGAGCGAAAAAGCACCAGTGGTCGAAACCACAACCTACGTACTCGACGGTATTACCTATGTCCCACACTACCGCAACAGCGCGGTGTTTGTCGGGCCGGGCTATCCAAGACACACAACCAAACGCTACTCGGCACTAAAGCTGATTGACCTCGGCGCAGAAAAGCAAGGCAAGCATCTGTGGACACGCGGTACGTTCGGTATCGTTGATGACGCAAACCCTTAACACCCAAGGAGCAGTCATGGCAATAAGTCCCGGAAGCTGGGGAAGCCTATCAGACGCGTATGACGGTCAACGCTACTACGCTGAGCAAGAGCGCCGCTATCGTGAATCGGTGGATCGTCAACGCATGATGCAACAGGCGCAATACAACCCATACACCGACACTTACGGCGGCGTGTCCGCGCAACAAATGCAGGAAGTACAGCGGCCAGTAAAGGCCAACCAGCCTGCGTATCTCGACAACAACAAACTTTTATTACTGGAGAATTGAAATGAAACTGAAACCATTTGCCGAAGTCATCGCCCTGTCCAAAGAGAAGCTGTCCGAAGCCCTCGCGCCCATCCGCGCTCGCAAAGTGCGCTCGCAGGCGGAACTGGAGATGGCCAAGCTCGATGACGAGTTGATTCGTTTGGAGTCCGAGGTGCAAGAGATGTGCGCCAAGGAAGACATCAACTTCCCGACCCTGCTCGACAAGCTGGACAAAGCCGCATTGCTCGAGCGCCGCAAGGCCCAGTACGAAAAAGTGTTGGGCGACTTGTTCCCGTCTAAATAAACCAAGGGGCTTCGGCCCCTATCACCATGCCATATTCCCAAAAAATGATCAACGATGTGGGTGACACGCCTAAGACGCTGGGCAACCAGCTCGGGCGTTGGTGCATCTACCATGACTTCTCTGTCGTGCGCGTATCCAAAGCGTTGGGCGTGACACGGCAGACTGTTTACAACTGGTTCTTGGGCAAGGACATCTTCCCTGCCTATCAAGACCGAGCCGAACACCTTTTAAAAATACTACAACACGCACACAGTGCGGATGACGCTTGGAGAAAAATATGCAAGTCATACAACCTCGTACCTTGAGCAACCGTGAACTGGTCACGGAGATTGTGCTGTCGATGCACAACGAAGACGGGATGCCTCTGGCCTACCAAATCGAACTGCTGCGCCGCTTCACCGCACTTGCACCGCTCGACGAGTTCCCGTCTGTTGACCCCAAGCAGCTCGACCTTTTCCTCGACACCAAATAAAACCAAGGACTCACATGAATCCGCTTGAATTCCTAGCGGTGGTTTTGCCGTCTCCGGGGCACGGGGCGTATTGCGCGGCAGAGCTGACGAAGAAAAAAGAACACCTGTTCGTAGAAAATTTGGAGGACATTTACCCCAAGGTTGACACTTGGGTCGAGCAAAAGACTGACGCATATTTCGCACTGGCGACATTCGATGACAAGGGCAAGCGCAAGGCCGAGAACGCCATGTATGTGCGCTCGCTGTTCATTGACATGGACGGCTACGACTCCAAGAAGAAGGCAGCGTTCGCGCTCAAAGCGTTCCTTGCCGAGACTGGCTTGGACCTGCTCGGCTCGCCCTACATCGTGGGTTCAGGCGGTGGGCTGCACTGCTACTGGCCGTTCACTGACGACATCGAGGTCGAGGAGTGGAAGCCGCTGGCCGAGAACTTCAAGCGCCTGTGTAAGCAACAGAAGCTGACCATCGACATGACGGTGACGGCTGACGCTGCCCGAGTGCTACGCATCCCCGACACGTTCAACTTCAAGCCCAAGTACCCAGAGCCTCGGCCTGTGACGTTGCTCATCGAGGGCGACACGTTTGATTTCGAGACACTGAAGGCTCATGTGGTGAGCCTGCTCAAGACTATTGCGCCCGTGGCAGCACCGGCATCGACAGCATTGAGCTTGCCCGGCCAGCGCCCGTCCAACGCGCCTGCAACCGCTACTGGTGTGAAGCTCATGGAGAACAGCACCACGTCGTTCAAGAAAATCTTTCAAGCGACCAAGGCTGGCAGGGGCTGCGCCCAACTGCGCCACTACGTTGAGAACGCCAGTGACGAGGGCATGGAACCCCTGTGGCGTGCGTGGCTCAGTATCGCCAAGCCCTGCTCGGACGGCGTGAAAGCAGCCATCTGGTTGAGCGACCTGCACCCCTACCCCCAGTCCCGTATGCACCAGAAGCTGGCCGAGATCAAGGGCCCCTACGCGTGCGTGAAGTTCGACAGCGAAAACCCCGGCCTTTGTGACGGGTGTCTACATTTTGGCAAGATCACCAACCCACTCGCCTTGGGTCGCGAGGTCATGGTCGAGACCGAAGCCAAAGAGATCGAAGTCCACATGCCTTCCGAGTCAGAGACGATCAAGGAAGACGTGTTCAAAGTACTGCGCCCAACACCGCCCAAGGGTTACGCCTACGGTGCGCGTGGTGGCATCTTCATGGAGAAAGAAGACGAGGACAGCGAAGGCAACAAGACCAAGCGCCAGATCATGCTCCTGCCCCACGACCTGTTCGTGGTGGACATCCTGAAGCACAACGGTGAACACACCGTCCACATGCTGAGCATCCGGCCTGAAGGCGCGGAGACGATCACCATGTCCCAAAAGGCCATCGTCAGTAAGGACGAAACCGTCAAGGCGCTGGCCAACCAAAACGTCATAGCCGCCTACGGCTCTGGCAACGACAAGAACCTATTTGATTATGTGAGAGCATCAGTGGAACAAGCAAGTACAGGGCGGGCTCCCGTTAAAGTCCCATCGAACTACGGCTGGCAACACGACGACACCTATGTGTTCGCAGGCAAGATTTTCTCTGCGGGTAAACCCCCAGTCACCGTACCCATGCCCGGCCTTGAGAACATCGTGGCCAACACCAAGCCAACAGGCACCATCGAGGCATGGCGCTCGTTCATGCAGCTCCTCGTCAAGAAGGAAATGTTTGAGCACTTGGCCATCATGCTGGCTGGCGCTTCGGCTCCGCTCATGCGCTTCACTGGCATCTACGGCATGACCTACCACTGCGGTTCAACCGAGTCAGGTACGGGTAAATCCTTAGCCTTGGAAGCTGCCGCGTCTGTGTGGGGCCACCCTGTTCACTACCGCACAGGTAAGAGCACATCGCCCGTTGCTATGCAGCAACGCCTTGGTTTGTTGAACAGCCACCCCCTGATCACAGACGAGCTGACCAGCA